TCAGCAAACGATTTAACATTTGCAGTTTGTGAAATTGCGTTTGTTACACCAACAACATCTGCTCTCGCAGGTGATATGAAAGCAACACAGTCTTTTCTTGATGTTGCAATATCCATAACAGCAGTTGCCTTTGTATCTCCAGTAGCGTCAGCGCCTGTTTGAGAAGGTCCACATATTAATAAACTTAAATCAACATTTTCAGCGTCATCAAATTTTTCGTATGCAGTAGCAACCTCAGCATTAGTTATACTATAATCATCTGTACCACTTGCTAATGAAGCCCTGAACACAGTAAAGTCACCAGTACCTTGTTGGTCAAAAGTTTGACCTTTCTTAGCTGAACCAGCATTTGCTAATGTTGATTCGTGATCCATCCAGTAAATATATTTTGATTGACTGTATAATACATCACGGTAGTAATTACTTGCTCCAGTTGATGTTTTAGCGTCTGAAGCCTGGGATAATCCTTCAAATGTTTCTAGGATTGTTCCAGTAGTTCCAGATATTTCGCCATCTTCATCTATAACAGCAATGTGTAGTTCATCTAAAGATCCACCAGCATCGGATACATCATCCGTAGTTGTTGGTGCATTAGCAAAATTGAAGTAATATTCCCAATGTCTTCTAATTACAGCGTTATCTACAACAGCGTGTCTTAATCCACCAGTTTCAGTAGTTCCTGTAGCAGGATTGAATCTTGCGATTGTTAGAAGGTTAGTTGATATTCCTGTTATTTTGTAATAGAATCCTGATGGTGTAGAAGTATAGACAGAAGTATCTCCAAACTCTAATATATCTCCAACTTGCATTTGAGTTCCATCATCAACGCTAATAGTTGTATCGCCAATAGCCGCACTAGCGTCAGCGACAAGGTTACCACTCATTGTATGAGGTCCAAAAGCAGTAGAGTTTGTACACATAGAAACTTGAAGACTGTTTCCTAATGTTCCTGCTTCTCTTGCAGCCCAAGATCCAACAGCAGCTTGACCTGTATTATAATTATCTGTATAGTCAGTAGTATTTTTTATTATGATAGCAGTACCAGATACACAAGCATTTACAACACCTGTGATTGGTCTTACTACCTTCAGATTGTTTCCGTAGCCTAAAAAGTTAGCAGCACTAAACCATTCTTCAAAGTTAGACGCATTTGGTTTCCCAAAATTGTCAACTAATTCATTTTCAGATGAAATAGTAGTTATCTCATCTATTGGTCCTTTTGCCGCCGTTAACACGATACCGCCAGAAGATGTTGAAACCGCTGGTACGATATTTGTTAAGTCCTTTTCAGTTACCAAAACACCTGGTGATACTTGAAAAGCCATATTTTATTCTCCTTAATATATTAAGTATTAATCTTTATTAGTTATAACCCTTTTGTAGATATTTATTATATTCCATTTCTCTAGTTCTCTCCCTTATGATACTCTACTGGAGTCCATCTTACACCTGCGTCATCAAAAAACGAGTTATCACGACCTTCTGGATCATCTAATCCGTTGTCTATGAACCCAAAAGGCGCCATATCTGCCTCAATTGCGTTTTGTTGGTCAGTAAACATCTGTCCTCTAACATCAACATTAGTTAATTCTTTAAAATATCTTTGATTAGCCATCCAAGAAAAAGCAACTAAACACATTACTAAATCATCATTCGCACCTTGCTCAGCTTCAAAAGATTTTCCACGAGCAATAAAAGTAGAGAGTTCAGAAATAATATCAAAATCTTGAATTATTAATTTATCAGATTCTACAAGACTTTTCAGATTTGAAGTTCCGATTTTTTTTGTACCCTTTGTCATTCTTAAACCTAATTGATTACCACGGCCACTAAAGCCTCCACCTAGTACTTGTCCTGATCGTCCTCGTTGTGTAACCATCATCATATTATCATACTCTAATTCAAATTGCATTGCGTCTGCTACTTGTTGTCCTAAATCATTTATCTCTATTAAACAATATGCTTTGTTATAATGATTTCCTATTTTTTTTAATATGTTAGGAAATACAATAGGTTTAATATTGTTATTTCTATATTTTGCAACAATCTTATAAGGCGCTTTTGTTGCGTCTATAACTACAACAGCAGAATAATCATTTTGAATACCTCTTGCAACATCAACCGTCATAACATAAGTATGGTTTTTAATAGGCATTTCATAAACATCTAAACCTCCAGGACTCTTTTGAGGATCAACAACCGCTAAATTTTTAAGTTTACTTACATTAATAAGTGTATCAATACTTCCTAAAAACTCACATTCAAACTCGGTTTGAAATTGTGATTCACTTGTATTTCTTATTGTTTGAATTTTCCATGCTTCATCACGACCTGGTACTTCTGACCAATGAACTTCCATTGGGATGTAATCATTTTTTTTATTGACAGCATCCATCCATAATTTATAAAACATATTCATTCCATGAGGTGTAGAAACAATAATCACCTTTGAAGTTTCACCAGAAGAAATTGTAGGGTAAACAGAATTAAAAAATTCTTCAGCAATATTATGGGGCACATAGGCGAACTCGTCTAGGAATATAATGTTAAAGGTACTTCCCCGAACAGCACTAGAAGATGTACTCGCCGCAACGATTCTACTTCCGTTTTCTAATTCAAGTGACCCTTTGTTCCAATTAAGAACGCCTTGTTGCATCCATTTCGGCAAATGCTCGTAAGCAAGTTGCAATCGCCCTAATAAATCCCTTGCCGTAGAAGATTTGTTGGCTAGTATTGCAACACTAACATTATCATTAAAAACACAATAATGTAAGAGGTAGGCACATATGATAGTTGACTTGCCACTTTGTCTAGGTAACTTGTTTATTGAAAACCTATTGTTGTGGAAAGTATCTACCATCTTCCGCTGAAAGTCATACATTGTAAAAGGCACAAGACCTTTATCCAATGTAACTATTTTTAAATATGTTTCGATAAAATATTTAGGATCATCAAGGCACTTCATCACTTCATCTACTTGCTTTGGTGTAAATCGTGATTTTGTATGTGCCTTCTTTAGGTTAGGATTTCCTAAATATTGGTCTTGTTTCATTTTTTATTCCTTTAATTCTTTTTTATATAAATTGTAAAATCATTTTTAACACCATAATTTTCTACGAATAGAGCATTGGTTACACTTTTAGGCATTTCACCTTTTGAATCTTTTAATCTTTTAAGTTTATCTTGTAAGTCTAATAGATTTTGTGCTATTTCGCTTTGTGTTTTAATTAATTGACCAGCTACTTCATATGCACGAGGATGTTCTCCTTCTTTTGCTAAATTTAAAATACCATCTATTGCTGTACTACCTTTTTCTAATAGTTTGTATAACTCATTTCTACCAGCGTCAAAGTCTGTATCAACTTCAGCATTTTCAGGTGCAACAGGTTTATCATTTATAATTTCTAAAGGATTCTTTTCTTGTTTTTTTTCTAATACTTTGTCAGCTATGTTTAATACTTCATTTAATTTATCATCAATATTACTCATTTTAAAACCTTATGTTATGTATCAGTACCAGTTTCTTCATCATAGTTTTTACCATCATTAAAAAATTCTAATGTTGTTGTATAGGTATAACTATCATCTTTATCAGCAGATGTTGGGTTTGGTGTTACCGTTACTCTTTGACTACGAGATGGACTTTGGTCAGCTGTATCAGTATAACTATCAGCTGATACTTCTTTTATTATAGCACTTGAAGTAATTGGACCATATAGATATATCTTTGCAGTAAATTTTAATGTGTAAATAATTCTTCTTAAACTTGTTAATGAACCAGTATAACTATCTTCATAATCAACACTTTCTAATATAAAAGGAATATCTCTTTTTGTATCCATATAAGTCTTATCAATTATCATAGTTACAGTATAGTCTGGTTGGAAGTATGGAAGTATTTGTTCAACAATTTGTAATCCATCATCCGAAGTTGCAGTAAAAACATTTAATTCAAAACCAACATCATAAGGTACTGGCATATATTGTGTGTTTAAAGTTTTTTTATCACCACTTATATTTTTAGCAACTCCAATTTTTTGATTTTTATTTAATTTACGAGAAGGATCATAACTGTAACCAGTGACATCAAAGGACATACGAGGTAGAGTAATCGCCACACTTGAATCTGATCCAGTTAAACTTGCTTGTTGATCTAATCTTGCCATAAATTTTTCTTTAGGTGCATATGATAAAGGTACTCTAACTGTTTGTAAAGGATTCCCGCTAGAATCCAATCGTCTGATATTAATATTATTAAATATCGTACCGAAAGCGATTACAGTATTTCTTATTGATTTATGGTAAAAGTGTTGTCCAAACATTAATAATCATCAACCTCTCCGAAAGGATTTCTTTCGCTAAAATCTAATATGTCATCTGCCGTAGATGATGTTGTTGTTCCTGCTTTTTCTTCAAATGCTTTTCCAGTGTCCACAGGTTGTTGTGTTGCCATTGTAAAGCTTTCATTAATAACATAATTAGTTTCACCTATATCACTTTCTAGTACAAATGATCCTACTTCATTTTCTAAAGTAAATTGGAAATTCATTGTATCAGTTGATAGAGCATCCTCTGTAGCGTCAATAGTTGCAATGCCTGTATCAAGTCTTTCAGAAGCGTATTCCCATTTAGTACAAGATAAGTTATAAACAGGTAAAGCACTTTGTTGATAGAACGGTTGCTCGTGTTCAACAAATTGTATTTCAAAGAATGCTTTTGTTGTAGGGAAATAAACTAGATCACCTTCATTAGGTCTAGTTGTATTCTGTAAATCACTATTGTTAGATATTAAAGTTTCCCATCTCAATTTAGAAACAGTAAACTTAATATCATCTCTTAATTCTAAACCAAACTTTTTAATTATCTCTTCCTCACCCATAAATCCATCAGTATTATTAACATACATTTCTATAATATATGAGTCATCAAAGGACGAAGCAGGATCCTCTCCAAAGATTGTATCCTTGTTCGCCAATTTTCTCGGCAAATAATAAACATCTTGGCCATATATCTTCAGTTGTTCAATAACTAAATCTTCGTATAATCTTTGTTCTGAAGTTGTGCCAGTGTCAAAATAAACATTTGTTGGCATTTAATTTTTATCCTTGTTGCATATGAGCAGGTTCTTCATAATTTGTTCTTATTTCTTCTTCAAGTTTTTGAACTTCTGCTAATGCAGTTGAAAATAATTCAGGACCATTAAGTGTTACTCCACCTAACATAGCAGTACCTGAAAATTTTGAAAGATTTTGTCCCCATTGTCTTTTGATTAAAGCTGTAGTATATCTTTTTAAGTATATATCATCAAACATATTTGTATGTTGTGATGGATCTAATTTTCTATAACATTCAATAATTAAATATTCATCAGCAGATATATCTGTTCCCCAATCCATATCAATATATAATCTATTTGATAATGCATTAAATCTAATTGGGACTTCTCCAACCAATATATGGTCAAGAAAATCCAAATGTTTCATTGTCATTTCATAATGAACAATACTAGTAGATGAAAAATCATACAAGTCATTTAATCTTAATTGATATCTAACATCAAACATATTTAAGTTTGCTCTGTCAGATAAAGGAAATATATTTATTACACTTATAACAGCGTCTGGTATTACCAAATAATTTTGTGTTTCTTGATAAGCAGTTTCCACTATTGTTGAATCTTCTGTATGTATAGGTGTGCCATCTTCTTTAATTAAATCACCTTTACCTTCTAATACTGTATTTGTACCAGTTTCTAATTCTATGTTATCAGCATATGTGCCTTTTTCAATAACATTAAAATCTTTATTTTTTCCTAATCTAACTTTATCAGCAGCAGTCACTTTGTATTTTAAATACATTCTTTCAACACCATCTGTATGATATTGAGCAAAATATTGCACTGCCTCATCTATTCTATCTTCTATTTGGTCTGCGTCAACATTTATATCAATTACAGGTTTACCTAATGCTCTTAAACAGTAATCTTTTAATGTTGCTCTTGTATTTGGTATTGCCATAATTCTTCCTTATAATACTATTTAGTTTATCCTAATGCGACTGCTTGTGCAATTGCAAATGCTTTTGTTGCTTTAGCGTCTATTGCGGTCTGTATATTACCTGTAACACCATCAACATAATTTAATTCTGTTGCTGACGCTGTAAGTGCTGTTCCAGCAATTGCAAGAGTTGTTGCATTAACTTGACCTGCTGAACTGTAAACAACAGCTTTACTATTAACAATTGTTCCAGCACTTGAACCATCTACAAGATTTAACTCAGCAGTAGTAGATGATACGCCGTCTAATATATTTAACTCAGCAGCAGTAGATGATACACCATCTAATATATTTAATTCTTCTGGTGTAGATGATATCTGCGTTGTACTTGCAACTGCAAGAACAGGTAAAGTACCCGAAACATTAGGTAAGGTTATTGTTCTATCTGCTGTCGGGTCAACCACATTAAGAGTAGTTTCGTAATCATCAGCAGTTGCACCTTCAAACACAAAAGAATCTGTAACACTAATAGTTGATGAATCAATAGTTGTTGTTGATCCACTAACTGTTAAATTTCCTGTGACTACAACATTTTGTGAAAAAGTTGTATCACCACCAGTAGCGATTGATATTGCGTCTGTATCTCCAACAGAACCTATTGTTCCGCCATTTGGGATAGTCACATTATTAGTACCACTACTACTTGCAACAAACTTCATTTTTTTAGTTGTTGCGTCATACTCTAATATTTTTCCATCACCAATAGATGAAATATCAACATCATCATTGTCAAGTATTCTTATAGAACCACCACCACCAAGAGTAGATAGTTGAACAGAAGTAATATTTTTAAATTTTAAAAATTCTTCTGTAAGTTTTTCTAAAGTATCAATTGATTTAAGTTTAGATATTTTATCTTTCTCTAATTTATTAGCAACTTTCATTTCTGAAATTTGCTGTGATACCTTATCTATTATACCTTCATCATATTTTTCTACTTCTTTAGGTAACAGATATTCTAAAAGATTTGAAGCTGCTTTAATCTCTTGTGCCTTAACTGAATTAGCCTCAACCTTTTTAGGTTCTTCTTTAATCTCAACTTTAGTAGGTTCTATTTTCTTTTCTTCAACAGGTTTTTTCTTTTCCTTTTTTAAAGTAGCAAATAAATCTTCTAAAGCACCAATCTTAATTTCTTCTTTTTTAACTTTTTCTTCTAGTTGTTCTTTCTCAACTTGTACAGTAGATAAAAAACTATCTAATCTGTTTCCTAATATATCAACTTCTTTTGGTAATACATTCTGAATACCTTTTTGAAACTTTTGTTCCTGTAACTGTCTTATCTGTTTCTCAATATCTTCATCAATCTCATTAACCTCATTAACCTCTTCAACAACTTTTTTAATACTTGGTTGAGTTGGAGTTAGCTCAGGCCATTTACTATCAAGGTAATATCTAGTTGACATAAAATTATGATCTAGTCACGCTAGG